TAATGCATATGAATAATGGTAAACACCTATTTTAAAACCATATTTAAGTGCACCGTTGACGTTGTTATAAAACTGGCGATCCAGTGTATTCTTACCATATCCAACGCGAATCATGGCAAATTCGAATCCTGCATTTTTGACGCTTGCCCAGTCAACAACGCCGTTATTGTGGCTTACATCAATCCCCTTCATCATCTGCCTCCTTATTTAACGCCTTGCGTGAAAGTCTCACGCTCATCATATTTAAATCATCCAGTCTCTGCCGTTTTTCTTCTGGACTCAAATCAGTGGAATTAATAACGGCCATCTGAGCCCGGTTAACATTCCGCAGTGCATCCATGGTGTTCTTGTAGACTTCGAACCGTTCGGGATTAAAGCCATCCGGAATTTCTCCGGTTTCCTTATATTGGTTATATAGCTGGTTCTGCTCATCATACCGCTTCCGCAGTACATTAACTGAATCAGCGTTTTTGTATGGTGTTTCAACAAACTTTTTAGCAAAAGCCGTTTCTGATAATCCCTGCGCCGGTCTGGTTTGTGTCAGCCCGGTAGCATCATCAATGAGCCCGGTTACGTGTCTACCAAGTCCACCAGTCAAATCATAGATTGTATTATCAATCTTACGTGGTGACATATTAAACGCTTTCCCTGCCTCGCGCGCTATGAAAGATGTATTGTTACCGTACTGCATCCAGTTAGGCAGGTCTTTCTGTGATTGCGGAACAATGGCCTTATTCTGGAAAAGATTATAATTTGAAATCCATTCGAAAATAGGAATCAACCCGGTAGGCAGGCATGATGGGCCTATCGTATCCAGAACTGTGCCACCGAATCCGGAAAAGCCGTTCCCGTCAATGCCATGTGAGTTATCATAGTCATACTGCAAAGCTCTTTCAATGCCAGATCCAAAAAGAACGCCCAGTTCATACGGCTTAGGAACTTTGTATAAAGAATTCTTAGTCGGGATAAACCAGTATATATCCTTTTCCCATTGTGGTACTTCCTGATATCTGGGGTCATCCTTGCAGGCATACCATGAAGCGATAGATGGAAGTGCAATCAGAGTTGCGGTCTTAAAGGCCATCTGCGCAGGATGCTCTTTCACTTCTCTATAAAGCTTATCTGTGCCTTGCAAAGCGGCGTTGAAGAAGGCAGTTGCTCTATTAAACTGCTTGCCCCATGTTCCATGTCTGCCGAAATCAAGTGTGACATCTCTAGATGCTATGCCGGCATCACGCAGGCTAACCCTCTCGCGCTTATCTGAAAACAATCGGTTGAAAAATCCAGTGTATCCTTTTCGGGCATTTTCAAACTCGCCTAAGCGTGTAGCCATTTCTGAACATTCTGACAATGCACGCAAGCAGGTAATAGGCGATTTAATGACGTTTTTAACCGTCGATTTTTTGCCAAGCATCTTATGTGTCTGCTCATACAGAAAATTGCGGTCAATACTCATGATATCGGCCTGCGCAGCACCAGATTTCATGTAATCCCAGTACACATCATCTTTTTTAAGGTAATGGAAAAGCCCACGAACAGAGTCGTAAAGCGGAATAAATCCATGATGAGAGAATACGGTCGCTGAAATCGTATCTCTCACGATATTACCGGCAGTAAACTCTGGCGAGATTGTGGCCCCAAATCGGAGCCAGCTTGCAGGTTTGCTCATGAGGTTCACGACAATATTCGCCGTCTGTGGGTCATATAACTGCACTGCCTTATATACATCTGGGGTAGTGGCATAGGTTACCTTTTTTCCGTTTTCCCAGACGCTGAACGTTGAATCTTTCGCAGATGCTGAGCCCGGTACACGTTCGATTAAATCGCCCATGCCGTCCATGTCTGCAATCCTTGCAATACGTTTCCCCACTTCATTCTTTTCAATTGTTCGGGTAAAAAGCACGGTATTCTTGATGATACTTTCAAGCGGATTGATGATATCTCTTGTTGAGCCCTTCATCTTTTTGATTGGGTTAGGCAGGTTTACAAAACCGTTATTTGCCATTCCGACAAATTCCGTTGCCGCAGAGTCTGAGAAGTCACGGAAGAATGGGATGTAGTGTGGATATTTTTCCCGCATGGCCTTATAGCCCTCTGCTGATAAGAATCCGCTATCCCTGAGTTGCCGGAGAAGATAATCATTGTAGTTATACAAATCGCTCGCAGCCTGTACTATCCTTGTATCCTTATCATACTTTTCCAGCGTAAAAATCATTTCTTCATTGCTGATTGTACGCTGAATGAGCTTATCCGCTTCGCCGGCCTGCTTCATCTTGGTGTTCCACTTGGCAATATCAAGTTCACGCTGAGCCACTAAGTACTTGCCAAAATCGTGTTCTCTGCCTTCGCCAATGGACTTATAGATATATGTAAGGGGTTTAATACCTTCTTCAGGAATGCCGTGTTCTATCAGATACTGCGCTTTGCCAGCCCAGCCACGTGCAGCCCATGCCTGCAGAAATGGATTTGCTTCACTTTCCATCTTCTTCCCTGTACGCTTCTCCACTTCCGTGACCAAGTCACGGATTGGATTGAGTTCATCAATCATCTGAGTGTAGGCCTTACTGCTTACGGCCCTGATGCGGTCAACAATTCCGCCCTTAGCCTCGTCCCGTGGGGTCCATGCGATGCGCCCGCCCACACGGTCATCAGGCGCCTGACGGTTCCACTGATGTACTAATGCGCTCAGTTTATTCGTGGCTCCTCGAAGCTCGGGGTCTCTGTCTAGTGCCTTTTCAAAAGCACTATAAAATGTTGGGAACGCCTCTTTTGCTCTTGCCCTATTTCCGGTATAGTCACGGAAAAATTCAGCGAAGCCCTCGCCACGTTTTCCGGCTGCGTTAAGGTTGTTATATACATCACCGAAGCGCTTATATACCTGCCCGATTAATTCACGATCATACGCCGGATTATCGGAAAATCCGAAACGGTCATCAATGACGTGTCCCAGTTCGTGGGTTACCGTTCTGGGGTTCATAAATTCCCTTGTTCTTACTGCCTTGGTTTTTTTGTTAAACCATCCGGCAACATTGGCAGGGCTTCCCAGCCGTCCATGTTTTACCTTAACGTTAAACGCTTTATTAATGGTGTCTAAAATATCACGGCGTGATACCGGATTGCCTTCGGTAACCGGATTGTATACCACGTCAGGACTGCCAGGGTTAGCTATAAGGGTTTCTGTCTGAGTGGGTACCTGGGGCGCTGTGTTGACTTCCTGCGCAGGGGTCTGGCTAACTGCATCGGTTCGTAGTGTTTCCGGCATGTTATTCGCTGCTAGTTCCGCAGTTATTGCCTGCATCTGGTTTACGTCGTTATAAACCATTGGACGACTTGTATCAATCTGGTTAGCCTGCTCTATTGGTCTCTGTTCGGCTGCGGTGTTGTAAATTCTGTTATTTACAATTGGCCGTTCGATTCTTACCGTATTGGTCACATTGCCAGGTACGTTGACGGTGTTATCATCAATTCTCAGCGCTTCACGGTTTATCTGGTTATCGTCAGGCAGATTATTCCGCCAGTCATCTGCAGTCCGCCGGGCTTTTGTGCGGTTTTCTTCGGCCTTGATAGTCTTGAGCAATTCCGCATCATCGCCGGTGTATGGTCTGTTTTCACCAGATAACAATCTTTCTTTTGTTTCCGGCTCTAAATCAGAGTTATATACCTTCCTTGCCCAGTCATCATCTATAGGCCTCTGTTCTGAGTTATCGAGCATTTCACGGTAACTGGTCTCAGAGTCATTACCACGGTCGGTATTGCGCAGGATATTGACATCTTCAGGGGTTCGCACATCTTCGGCAGCAGTTCGCCGGTTGTCTATGATATTGACGTTTTTAGCCTTTTCACTGCCTGCAATGTCGGTATTGGCCAATGTGTCCATGTCTGCAGTTCTGGCCTTGCTATCGTCGAAAATATTGAGATTTGCGGGGGCTCTGTTTGCGTCACGGTCTACATTGGTCAGTACGGCATCGTCAGCAATACGGCCCATATCGGCCATTCTTGGGTCATAGCCTTCAGTGCTTACATCCTTGCCATCGTATACGCTTCGAGCGATGCGCTGACGTCTTGCATTGTTAGCAAGTTGCTTCTTAGGCCGTTCGTAGTATGTACTTACGGTGAGCGCCATATCTTCTGGGCTTGCATTCGGGTTACGGTTCATTTCACGCCATGCACGGCTTTCAGTAGTATGCAGTTCATAATCAGAAAAATCAACCTGTGCCCGCCAGTCGTTCGGGTCCATGTGATTTTCTTTGGCGAATTTCAGATAAGCCTGACGGCGTGGTCCCGTAAACTGGAAAAGGCCGTAAGAGTTATGACCATCCTTTGAAATAACTTCAGTATTGAAACTGCTTTCCTGTCCGGCATTACCTACCATGGCAGAAGCCTGAGACGGTGTGTAATGATGCTTCTGAATGTATCGGTCATACATCAGCTGGCCGATATTCTGACGGTTTGCAGAAATTTCAGACTTGCTAGTGCTTGCTTTTATTTCTGGTTCTTTGGCTGCGTATTTAGCAAATGGGTCGGAAATTGTATTGTCATTTATCGGTGACCGGATTTCAACCGGAGCCCTTGCCACTTCAAGTGTAGGCTCCCGCATCGTTTCCCTTGCCACTGGCTCCCTACGTGTGTCAAATTCCGGTTCAGATTTTGCGTTATATTTGGCGAATGGGTCTTTAATGGCAGCGGCCTTTTCCCTAATCGGGTCAAACACTCTGTTTACATTAGCCTGAAGATTAGGATTACGATCTAACACAGATTTACCGATAGACTTAGCCCCTTTATACCCTCCTTCTGCGATAGATGCAGGGATGAACACATCGTTATAGATATTAAGCGGGTTATCAAGTATTTCCTGTGCAGTACCTGCCGGATTACTAATCCACTTCTTGCCTGCCTCGACAATAGGGCCATAGGTGAAGGCTCTGGCAGTCTGTGCCAATGCACTGGCATTAGCTCTGGCAGGGGTTCCCCCACTTGCTCTATTAGCCTGCTTTGCCTGCCGATAGGTATTAGCGATATCGCTTGCTATCATTGGTGCAGCCATTGCGCCGGCAGCAGCTCTGATAGGTGCAGGAACTCCGGGGGTCATGGCAACGTATCCGGCAGGCTTTCCGATGGCCTGATTCCATCCTTCCACCCAGTCCTTAGCGGTGACTTGATTTTTATGCCCGGATGCCACCTTTTTATTCAGGGCGGTATTGTTTACGGCGGTTTCCCAGTCGCTGAAATCCTTCTTTATATTGCCCCATGTTCTCTGAGCCTGAGAAGTAACTTTACCGATAAAGCTTTGCTGCTGTTTCGGTTTAGCCTGCTGTCTCGGTGCAGCCATATGGGCATACTTAGCGAATGGGTCGGTGATTCCGTGTGTGGAAGAAGAAACGGAACCACCACCACCTCCTCCATACTTGCTATATTTAGCGAATGGGTCATTCATTTTATTACCCCTTTATATATAACTTATCTCTTTGATTTCTTGGACTTTCTGGCCGGCTGTGGGTCATGCAGTGGCACGAAAGATACATAGTTCTGCAATCCGTTACGGTTTAGTAATTTCACAGTTGTATCTGTGCCGTACTGTCTCCATGTGTTAATAATGTCCTGTCTCAGTGACTTTTCAGAAGCCTTTGGAAGCCATCCCCTGTTTGGTTTAACGATGTTATCTTCACCGCCTACCATTGTCATTAGCTGTGCATAATATGGAGAGCTGGCAGGGTTCGAGGTTGGATGCATCTTTTCCCAGTTAGACTGCTGACGGCTTACCGCATTAATCTGCGCCGATGTGTAATGCATCCCACTACCTCCGCCACCAGAACTTACCTCTCTCACCGGCTTCTGCGTACCTTCTACAATCTGCCCGGTCTTAATATCATACAAGCCATTATCGGTATTGATATAGTCCTTTCGTGGGTCCTGTGGTGCGGCATAGTTTCCAAGTGTCTGGGTTGTGCCTTCATCTACATTAGTCTGTACATAATCACCATTCGGCATAGTCTTATACTCAAGATCATCTTTCTTCTGTGAAATCAATGCATTCAGGCCGTTCATATCAATCGTAGGCTGCCCGGCAGCACTTGCCAGCTCATTATATCTAACAACTGCCGGGTATACGGCGTTAAGAGTTACCTTGTCGTACGGCTTTACTGTCTTATTTCCCTTATCATCAGTGTTGAACAGTGCGAAATCAATAATCTTATCACGCATCGGGTCAAGCACGTTATTGCGATAATCAGACATCTGCGACTTATAGGCATTATCCACATCTCCCTGCATCATCTGCATGGTGCTGGCTCTTGCTTCTTCTGGTGTGGCTCCGCCCTTAATGGCATTAACATAATAATCCGCATAGGTTTGCCCGTTCTGTGTTCTGACTCTATTCAGAACGCTGGCCTTATCCGGTACGGCGTATGGGTCTGTTTCTGGTTCTGGAGCCTGTTCAGAGTTCTGTAATGTAACACTTGGCATGTGGTTGCGGATATAGTTATTTTCTGCTCTTTCCATAGGATTGATATCACGTGGTGCGCTACGTTTCCAGAGCCCCACGGTTTCACCGTTCTGGTCCTTGGCATCCTGCCAGAGTTTCCGGCGAAAGTCGTCGCTATCGTCATCTGCCTGTGGGTCATTAATGACTAGCTGACCCTGTGGGACCTGCTGAGCATACCGGCCCCATTCATTCTGCGCCGTTTTCTTGGCCTGTCTGGTGGCTTCGAGCTCTCCAAGGCGCTTACCAGCCCATAAACCGGCCACGTTGCCAAGTGCGGTACCAATGTCGCCCCACGGATTAGCGTCTTGTAAATAGATAACTCCCATATTATTCGCCTTCCTCCTGCTTTAATTCGCTGGCCTTAATGCCTTCTGCAAGGATACCGTTAGCATAGAAATAGCCATCGTTTTCCAGCTGAAGATCATACACTTCTGCCATTTCTCCGGTCTTGCCAATTTCAACAATTGGCTTGTAGCCGTCAACGGTATAAACCTTATCGCCTGCATTGAGTGCATTGGCGGTCTTGATACCGTCAGGGGTCTTGAATGTCTGTGTAAGGGTGGTGATAACCTGTCTTGTAGGCAGAACAATCTTGATTAATGCGCGGCGCCCAATGTCATGCAATGCTTTAACGGTTGTATGGCCGTTAAAGCTGATTACTGTATCCCCAGCCTTCAGGGTTTCCATAGGATTTTCTCCGGTCGGTGTGGCTACCATGGTGCCGGCTGGGAAACACCCCCAGTATGCCGCTGCCGCATTGCCTGCGGTACTAAGCATATTCCCGAAGAGTCCACCGCTGCCCTGCTTAACGTAGGTCTGTGCTGGCGCTGCCAATGCATAGCGCTGACCTCTCATAGATGATAACAGGCTTCTTGCTGGTTCATTCAGATTAGATGCCATTTCAAGATACTGAGCCGGCGCATTAAGTGCCGCATTCTGTGCATTAGATGCATTAGTCAGCCCTGCATTAGCATAATTTTGCGCCTGCCCAGTAAGGTCAGCAATCATACCGGCATTTCTGAGTGCATTGCTATAATTCTGCCCAGTAAGGCCGGCCTGCGTGTTAATTCCATTTACGGTGTTGGAATACTGGTCTCCGAGGAGCCCAGCACGACCATTAAGCCCATTAAGCTGATTAGTATAGGCATTATTAGCTATACTTGCCGCCGTATTCATGTCATTGGTATAACTGTTAGCCAAGGTATTTGACGCATTACGGCTAATATCATTCAATGCGCTGGAAGATACTGAACTATCAATAATTCCACGGCTTGCCAAGTTGGATAATGTATTCCCAACCGTACTGTTCATGTCATCCATAAGTGCATTTCTGCGGTTAGTGGCATATGCATCTGGAAGGTTACCAGAGAGCAGACCGCTCATATTGCTTGCATTGTCACTCATTGCCTTCTGATAATCCGCATCAAGGTATTTATTCCCTTCACTGTAGTTATTCATGGCATTTCCTATATTACTTATATAGCCATTATTCGCATTATTAGCGGTGTTCTGTGCATCATTCACAGGAGTAAACAGGTTATTGATGCGATTAGTATTGGCGTTAGTTGCGTCCTGCATATTCCCGTAGATAGCGTTGTAATCCGGATTAACCTGCGTATTAAGTGCAGAATTCCCCATGTTTAAAAGATTTTTGGCTATTGGTTTAGTCTGATTAAACCAATCCAACTGCTGATTAAGTAACTGTTGTTCTTCCGCAGTGGCCTGTGGAATCTGCGCCGGAGTAGTCTTAACTTTGGACTTTTTCCCACCGCCAAATGTCTGCAAATCAAAAACTAACATTTCTGCCTCCTTATTTATCTAAATGATTGATATCCGATAACATGACATGATACTTACGCCCCTCATAAATATAATCGTACTTTTTTAGCCATTTCATCCCCCATCTGCGGGCATGGACTTTAGGGTTACGTGTTGTATATGTAATTATTTCCGTGAGATTATTCGCCTTCATGACCGATCTAAGATAATTGCACATTTTCCTAAAAATGCCATACGTTTGCAGGATAACTAAATATCTCACACCGTCTTTTTCGGTTATGGTCCAGAAAACAAATCCAACCTCAGGGAAAAACTTAAAGTGTTCGTTATAATCGTCATGATAATCGCCATCCCAGTAAAAACCGCTTAAATCAACAGTTTCACCAGTCCGCCGTTCATAATCCTCAATCATATCCTTTAAACTTCCAAGTTTCATATTCTCCTATCCTTTATAGCCTGTATCAAATCATGAACTGCGGATACTCCGGCTTCGTCTAGATTTTCTACAACTGAAAGAAGTTCAGTCATTGCTAAGTATGTAATAACTGTGCTCGAGGCAATCGCATTTCCACCTGATCGGCATACCATATAGTCAACAAGTGATGCGGCGTAAATAAGCAGTAAATATGTGAGCATTTTAGAAAAAAATGTTTTTCTCATCACATAGCTATTAATTAAGCCTGCACGATGCGCTGCCGGTATGCCAAAAAATGAATTTATTAAGCCTCCATCTGCTCGTATTGCTATCAATCTTTTGTGACTAATTGCGAGCCATCTTGTAAACAGATCTAAAAAAACAACAAGCCCAAAAGCACAAAATAAAGCAGCGTGATAACAAATAACTACCAGTATAGAGGATGCCAGTAGTTTAATCACCATGTCATGGCTTAAGTTTTTTAATGTATTTAATACATTATCCATTACAACTCCTTCATGCATTAAAATAACCTCCATATATAGGAGGTTTAGAATTATGAGATTACCAAACGGGTACGGAACTATATATAAGTTAAGCGGAAATCGGCGGAGGCCGTGGGTCGTAAAGAAAAGCATTGAAGGGAAGCAGAAGGCACTGGGATACTTCGTCACCCAGGAAGAAGCACTGTCCTTTCTTGTCGGAATTAATCGTATGACGCCGGAGCGAGAAGTAACTTTTTCGGCTGTTTACAGTGCATGGAGTCAGCGCCATTTTGCCGGCATAAGCCAGTCCTCTATTTCTGCGTATCAGATTAGTTACAAGCATCTGTCTCCTCTTCATGCTTTACCATTCAGAAAAATCACGTACAGCCATCTGCAACAAGCACTTGATGGTATACCCGCAGGCTACTGTACACGTAAGAAATGCCGTGTGCTTTTAAGTCAGCTTTACAAGTACGCAATCAAAAATGCCTTTGCAGAAACAGATTTAAGCCGTTTCGTAGAGCTTCCAAGGCATTTACCCGTATATACTAAAAAGCCTTTCACTGCTCGCCAGATAGGTAAGCTTTGGAAAGCATCTGACTCAATAGAAGGCGTTAAAGACGTGCTTATCCTGATTTATACCGGGATGCGCGTTGGTGAGTACCTTGCACTGACACAGAAAGACATTAATCTCCGGCAGCGGTACATTGACATAAAAAAGAGTAAAACTCTGTCCGGAGTACGTAAAATACCCATTCATAATAAAATCTTGCCCATCCTTACAGAGCGAAAAGCAACAGGAACCATCTGCCCATGTGAAAAGTACGATACTTTCAGACGTCTCTTTGACCGTGTCATGAAAGCGTTTGGAATGCGCCACACGCCTCACGAATGTAGGCACACGCTGGCCACCATGCTAGATAGGTCCGGCGCGAACGACACCTCTGTAAAGATGATACTTGGGCATGCCCGCACGGATGTGACAAAAGGCGTTTATACGCATAAAACCTTGGCCGACTTGCGAAAAGCTATCAACAAAGTGTAAGTAACGTGTGCTTAAACGATTTTTCAGAAAGCATAAAATCGCAGTAATCATCGGATTTTCTGTGTGCTTAACTTGTACTTAGCAAGCGCAGAAATCATGGCAGAATCCGCATAAATCCCTTTGGCCGGTTAGGCTCCCTTAACGTTCTTTTCCCCGTTGATGAACACGCTGAGCATAGTCACACGGTATATACTGATGACAACTTCTGTGCTGTGCAAACCGGTAATAATAACGTTTGGAAACAGGGGCTTGTAAATATTAATACTACGGCAGTTGATGGCACTTTTATTCACTATATTGGGGCATCTGGCAAAAGCAAACCGCACAATAACATGCAGCCATATGTAGCTGTCTACATTTTCAAGCGGACCGCCTGAAAATATATACTACTTGGTATGGCTGCATGACGTTAAACGGCTGGCCTCCTCCGGTTTCCTCTACAAGGTCAGGCCATCGATTTGTGTTTTTAGCACTTCTATTTACTGAATCATGTACAATGCCAGGCTGATTGTGTGCTCCGTTATTTCCATCGGACGAGTTCCAATCGTCATTGTAAAAGTGTATTGCATGGCCATGAGGCACCAACTCATCAACGGTGAGTGGGTGCTTTTCTTCACCGCCTTTATCCCCCGCTTTGTATACCGTTCCGCTATCGGCAGTACCTGCACCGATGAGCACACGACCCGCTGCCGTCTGCTCCCAAGTCGTTCCCTCGAGCCCAGGAATGTACTCTGATGGGGCCCGTGAGTCATCGGAATAAAAATAGCATCCGACTGGGTACATAGCTTTGGTTCTTTCGTCCAGTGCGGATTTTATGGCTGCCAACACGTAAGATTTATTTACAAGTTCAATTTCGGTTTTGGGAACCCCATCATAGGATATAGGTCCTGTAATGGCACCGCCAATCTTATCCAGTTTCTTGCTTGAGGCTGTGGTGATTTTGTCATCCGTGGCACTTTCTGGATCATACACACTCCATTTTGCGGTGCCGTCTGTTACAACGCCATCTGTCCAATTCGGCTCTTCTTCAGATGATTTTCCGGCAGTTGTGCATTTGGCTATATGCCCTGCCGGCATTCCCGGAGCTCTTACTATCTGTCCCACAGTATAGTCAGTAGATGGTTGCCAGAGTAGACAGTCCGTGAGTGACTTTAATACGTTATTTTGGTTGTAACAGTAGCGGTAAAAGTCAGCTACTGTAGTATAGTTAGACTCTGACCTTTTATGGCTATAATCCTTAAATTCAAAACATTTATTTATCATAAGATTTCTCCTTTTCTCTGAGAGGGAATCACCATCACATACACACTCCGGTAGAACTAATACAGACGGTTTTCATTCACACGGTTATATAGTCTCTACATCAACTGATGCGGGAGGCGATTACCACGTTAGAAAGACGAAATCAGCAACAACAGAAACATGGAACACCAGCGCTTCAGGAAGTCATTCGCATTCTTTTGTTACAGATTCCAGTGGTGGGAATCAGCCACATAACAATATGATGCCGTTCGAAGTTATACACCGGTGGAAGCGTACTGCATAACGGTCTGAGAGTGAGTTGCCAGTAACTAAAATAACTGTTTCCGGTACAACTGAAGAAGCCGGTTATCATAGGCACTCGATTATAACTAAGGCAAATGAAGCCAAAAGTACATCACCACAACCCGCATTTGGTGATGATGGCGATAAGGTAGGATATACAAATTATGACGGAAATCACGCTCACAAATTTAGTGGTGTAGCCCAATTTGGTGGCAGTATAGCTCACAACAATATGCAACCGTATCAAGTCATCTACAGGTGGGTAAGAGTTGCTTAGGCAGTCCTCTTCCACCTGTAGACAGTTTCGAATGGTTGCATATTACTGTGAGACTGACCGCCTCCAAAAGAACCAGAAACGGTAACACCATGCTTATGGTCCCCCGCTTTTTCAGTGGAATAAGTTCGGACTCTGTTCCATATATATCCACGACCTATCCCCTCGCCATCATCTGCCTTCCCGGCCGGAGATTTAATGTCGTGTTTGTGAGCCCCAGCACTATCGGTCGTACCTTTAGATGTAACAGTTACACGAGGCAATTCACTCTCAGACCATTACGCGGTACGTCTCCAACGGTAGATAACGTCATAGGGTTGCATGTTATTGTGCGGTTTACCTTCTCCGGACGATGCAATTGTAATTTTATGTCCATGGTTACCTTCAACAGAAACGCCATTAGAACTTTTTCCTTCAATGGCAAGACCATCACCCTTAGCTTGTATGTAAACCGGAGCTTTACGAGCTCCATCCGCAGAGTTCCACGAGTACATCATTGAGTGCGAATGGGCGCCGTTGGTTGAACAGTTTGCGGAGTGATCATGCGGAGCATTTTCACTCTCAGTGAGTTTGTGCGCCTCTTCACCGCCTTTGTCTCCGGCGTTATACACAGTCCCCGTACTTGCAGTACCAGCGGATACCAGGACGCGCCCCGGGTCCATCGCTTCCCACGTACCACCGAACAGGTCAGCAGGTGAAGTGGCATCTGTAGATTCGTAAATACTGCCTACCGGATGAGCCTGTAGCTTAGCATCTTTCAGTGCCTGCTGATAAATCTGTCCCATAATTTCAACAGTCAATGTGATGGTACGGTTGGCTGTGTCAGCGGTGGCCTTAATATCGCCTACTGTTTTTAATGTTAGTACATCCTGTTTTCCAGATGCCGTTATTTCATAACCTCCAACTTTAATGCCTTTATAACAATAGTCATTCTTAGTTGCTTCTATGTCTATCGCCTCAAGTTTATGGCGTTCCGCCACACTCATAGCCTTCGATACTTCCTGATAGCTAATATTGGTCACTGTAGTTGAATCTGTGGTTACGCTACCAACAAATACGCGCAGTTTCCTATTCCATTCTGTGCCATTCCATGTATTTAATACTGCTGTTTCTGGGTTATACCAGTTAATGTCGCTATCATCTTTGGTTACATCTGGACTAGTCGTAGAAACAATCAATGCGTGAGTAGTTGACCCATACGTTATATTGCCTGAACTGTCTCTATCAATATACAGATAACTTGTAGTATTTGCTGATACTGTCCATGCACTGACCAGTTTAGAAATACTGCTTATGTAATCCACCGCGCCGTTACCGTTATACCCATCAGCGAACGTAATCAATACCGGGGTTATTGAACCATCAATTGCCACTGCCAGCCCATCACTGGATAAGTAATTGAATACGTTATTAACCATGTGCGCAGACAACACGCGATTTCTGGCATCCCCCACACTGCCTGCCGGCTGGTCATTGAGTGAGTCCATCACTCCCAGAATCTCACTTCTATTCTTTAAAATAGCGTCTTTTACGCTGTCCCCCGCCTTGGTCACATCAAGCGGGTACTGTTCTGTTAAGTTCATTGCTATACCTCCGCATACTGATAATCAAACTGATGCACGGCAATGGCTCCCTTGCTCAAAAATATCTTAATTTGTAAATTCCGGTTAGGTCCTCCGCCAATCTTTAAGATCTTGGTGTATTCATCACCACTGATTGACTCATCAGCAGAAATCACATCATTGATTGCGTCAACAAGCTTATTTATTCCGGCCTTAAAATCAACCACTTTTGTTTTTTTGTTGCTTATAGTTATTGAACCTTTGCCGGCTATACGGTTACTGCTGACGAACACATAATTCATCAGAATCAGAAATAATCTTGACGCTAATCGGTTCCCACTTACTATAGAGGTCTGAATCTGCTGGCCATCATCCGTATCTATGCTTTCATCAAGCACTCCAATCTTTGAACCATAAGCAATATAAACCGTTGTGCCATTAACTAATACATCTTTAATAGCATGAGATGTTTTGCGCATGGTAAATGCGCCGCGTCCATCGCTATACCGTGGCAAATAGTTATAGATATATATGTGGTCCAAACTTCCCCGCGGGATAATCCATATCTGTTTTCGACTGACTACATGGAATAGTCTTGCACCGCTGCCAATTTGCTGAATCAGCATTGTGTTTATGTTTAATCCAGTTTCAAATGGCTGAATGTCCGCGTATGTATCGGTTGGTGTAAGACTCATAAAGCCAGAATCACCAAGATAGTATGATCTATCATCAACGCTTACTGATTCACCGCAACAATAAGCCGTTTCTGACAACGGATATACCGTTAAACTCCCATCGTGTGGATTGCCTATAACCTGATAAGCTTTCCCATACTGCTTGTATACAATGATTGACTTACTCAAGAATGAAACGGAAATAATTGAACCTTGGTCTTTATATCCCACATCCACATACTGCGCACTAGACGCATCATAGTTATCATGTTTCCAGCTCTTATAGTCACCAATAGCTGACCAGTAAATTCTGTGACTGTAAATAGATGAAATCATGACTGACCCACTATGTGAGCTGACAAATTCACACCGTGGCGAACCTTCCACGGTTTCCAGTATTTCCCCGGTACCAGTTAAATACTGAAGCTGTCCACCTGAAGCAATGAGTATATCACCACCAAAAGTGCAGAACTGCGGTTTATGATTGCCGGCAAGTGTTCCAAGCAAGGTTATTGATTGTAAATCAACCGATGCATACAGTTTTTTACCAATTACAAAATAGTATCTATTACGGTATACATCCTTATATATGGCTTCTATCTCGTTATCCGCCGTGTATACTGTGCGGATACCTGGAACAGTCTGTAACGCCCCATCTACCGGGCTATACTCGCAGTTCATGGCCTGTACACATGCCTGATTGCTGATGTTCTCGCCGGGTTTACTCCAATCAATACCTAATGGAAATCCCCCCGTGCTATATGTCATCCATTCCTGCATGGTCTCACCTTGCCTTTGCGTCCTTGATAATCTGCGTAATCTGTTGAACAAAAGCACTATCAGCATTAGCGAAATCAATCATTAATGATTTCTTTTTGACCAGATAAGAAACAATCTGAATGAGTGGGAATACATAATAATCGGCAAATGGTACAGCGTCATCCATACTGGCAATATGTGCTTTTCTAACCGCATAATAAACGTGTTTAACGTCATGACCATCATAGGTTTTAAATACGCCGTTATAAATCTCTACAGGATAACCGCTGCCAGGCACAAAAGTCATGAACTCTGTAGGTACAACATCATTATCACGTATAGTTTTTTCTTTCACGACTTCTGTATCATGCATGGGGATAAGCAGGGATGCCAGTATGTCAATAGAAGCGTTGATATACGGTATATACTCACTGCTATCATCAAGAATTTCGTTGGTATCAATGTTAATTTGCGTAATCAGTTTGTTTACCGTCATCCCAGTACCCCTTTCCTATGAACGCCATCCCTCCGGTTCCGTTCCCATCGTAATTGTTCCCCATGTCGGCTATGATTCCTTCCCATTCCCCGATAAATGAAATATCTCCTTTAAGAATCTTAGTTACCATGTAATGTACAAGCATAGATTCAATTTCTGCAGGATATCCGCTCTCATCCTCCAACTGCTTATATCCGGCAGTTGGTACATATTCTACGGTTACCACTGTATCTGGCTTTATATTTTCGCCAATATGTAGTGTATTCGCCTCATAGCCGTGAGTATATGAATCAGTTGACTCTTTATTTACTTTCAGCGAAATAACACGGTTAATAGGCTTCTCTGTCTCAATATCTGCACTATCGGATTTAATGGTTTCCGTTGTGGAAATCATAGCCGGTATGTACTTACTGATGAGCCAGTGCAGTATATGATTACCTTCGTTGTAGTACTCAAGAAACTCATATGGCGTGTAGTTAACATGAGAGGTATCACCAACCTGCATATATGCCCGGTTGATCAACTGTTTAATTTTCATTTTCTACACCTCGAACAAAAGAAAATGGGCACTTACTCAAAGTAAATGCCCGCTTCCTCCTATCACTATATTAAAGCTTTATTTAGTCATCAGCACCGCCGGTCATAACCTGCATTACACCGTAATCATGCTCATTATATACGGTCTTAGCGATAGCACCGTTAAATGCGATGCCGTTACCTTCAACATTGCCGTAGTCATCTACATCCTTAATGCGGTATGCATCCTTTGCGACCGCAAAACATGCCGCCTGCTGACCGAGCAGCAAATTATGGCATACATTGGCACTAGATGCGCCGGTCTTAGTGGTCTGCACACGTTCGTATTCATACAATACTACGCCGTCAAATTCGCCGAGTGCGCCGGAGAAAATCGGATTGTTGGAACCGCGCATGCCGGCGTACTGGTTTGCGTTAATCCATGTCTGGTCAGACTTGAGATCTCTTGCTGCCAGTGGGGAAACAAGCATGATGTATTTTTCGGAACCGTCAATATTAATTGGCTTAATCTTCGGTGCATGAAGCATAGCCTTACGGCGCGCCTTGCTGATGAGTGCGCATGTCAGCTTATCAGTAGCAGTGGTAGATGCTTCAGTTCCTGCACTGGCAGCGGTCAGATACTCGCCCACTGTAGGCGTTGCTGTCAGCTTGGCGATAAACTGGTCGTCCTTCCAGTCCGCAAGCCACTGTACAAGTGCCTGTTTAACCACCTTAAGATTGTCATATGGGCTATTCTGGTCATCGGACACGAAACGCTTTACCGCATTACGTACAAGGCTAGTTTTAACGCCAAAATCATACATAGTCAGTTCATCTTCATTGCCCTTAAGTGTCTTAGTACCGGTAATGCCATCCCCTTTGAGATTCATCGCAAGTCCGAAATACACAGTGTCACCTTTAGCATTGCTCAAATCCTTGTTCTGCTGAATCGGCTTGCTACCGTCAGCAGCAGTAAACTTATCAAAATAGGATGCCTTATTGCCTTCTGTCCATACCTTGGATGCCCAGACTTTTGGTACAAGGTTAGCAGGAATCTTAAATTCATGTGCCATAGTTAAATCTCCTTATTATCCAATCAACTTATTGATTTCATCTCTGATTTCCTTCGGGAGGTCACTTTCTCTACCTTCCCGATAGGCTTTTAAAATTTCCTCGTTGGAAATCTTTGGCGCTGTTTTTCCGCCACCGTTAAGGCTCTGCGCCTTTGGCAGATTCTTTACAGACTCAATCGGGCTTTCCTTTACTGGTTCCGGACTTGCCATCATGCCCTTAACCTTTGAAACAAAATCACTGATTGTTTTGAAGTCAGCCTGAGAGCCTGCGCCTCTGTCAACGTTTGCAAATGCCTGATTGATAGGCATAGCCTCGCCGTATGTCATTCCGTTGAGCACTTCCACGCCCTTATTCCAGATTGCCCCAAAATCCGGAGTATTTTTCAAAGTGTTAACGAACGCCACGTTTTCAGCGTATACCTTCTGACGTGCATTGTAAGCATCGGTAGCATGCACTTCTGCTCTGGCCACTTCACGAACGTAATTAGCATATTTCTTAGGGTCAGAGAACATTAGCTCTGTCTCATCCTGTACACCCATCAAAGCCTTAGCCTTTGCTTTCGCCTGTTCGGTTATCTGCGCCATTGTTTCAGGGGGAACGGTTGGAGCCTGTGACGCTCTCTGCAAAGCTTCGTACTTAGCACGCATTTCATCGAGTTCAGCCTTCATGGCCTTTCTTCTTGATCTCTCTTCGCGTAATGCGTTATTCAGGTCACCGTGATTAGGTTCTACCTGTTTATCGTCGTGGTCGACGCCCTCTTCATGGTTCGCTTCCTGTACTGGCTCTGTCTGGTTTTCCGCTTCGGTCTGTGGCTTTTCTTCAGTCGATACCGCTGCCGGTTCTTCAGCCTTCCCATCGCCAGTATTGACTTCTACGCCGGCGTTTTTGATATCTTCTTCAGTAAATCCGTATTCTTCTGCGTTAATCATGTCATTGTCTGCCATTCTGTTCCTCCGGTCTTTTATCGTCTATACCAGGACGAAATAGGTATATTGTGGTTTATCGTCTCACAGGACGAATACAAACATGTACGCAGGCCTTTTAACGCCTTGCCCAGGGCGATTTGTTTAGTACATGTCTTTTGACTCATTAAAACGGATTCTGCGCGTCTATAGGCATTCCCTGCGGTATGCCCTGCGGCGGCATTGCTATCTGCTGAGTGTTAGGCAGCGGATTTCCTGCCTTGCCTTTGAGCGCAAGCCGTTCGGCCATAATCTGCTGCGGGCTTATGCTTACGCCGATGCTCTGCAATGCCTGTGATAGTGCTTCTGCCGGCAACTGGTCGAGCGTGCCGGATACTCGTACATCTGGCATCTTCGGTGCCTCCGCCTGCTCCTGAATACGTTTCTTGACGGTTTCCTTCTCTGGAAAATCCATAAAATCCAGAATGATATCCATCGGGATATCCACGCCAGACTTCTTTGCATCCAAAAGCTGATAAAGGTTAGCAGCTCTAGCCGTTGCGCTCGCCTGAGATGTAGTGATTACAATGTCAAAATCAAAGCACGAAAGGTCATACAGTACCTTAGTTACCGGATTTCCTTCCTCATCGGTCTGTGGCTGTCCAGTCATGGGGTTGAGTTCTGGTTGTTCCTGCATGGCCTGTCCTATTCCCGGCTGTATCTGTATCCATTCCTTTTTGCCATCATCCCCAAGAATTCGCAACACCTTATCCGTGTTAAAGTACTGCGGTATCAGCCCAGGGCTTCCTTTTTCACCCCACAGAATCTTTACAATTTCAAGTTCTGCCTCTTTTGCATTATCAAAGATTTCAGCGGTCTGTACAGTGGTCACTGACTGACGCAAATCAATCGCTTTCCCTGACATCTGACCAACTGAGCCACTGAGTGATTCAGGGGTAATGCCAGAAATACTATAAAAATCAGATTGTGCCTGATTTTCAAGCTCAATATTGCCCACTGACTGGCTAGACGGTAACCCATCTTCAAAGGTTACGGAATTTGGCAAAAAGATATTTGCCCCCGGGGTAGTTGCCTTCTTTTTAATCTCCCGTTTCAAAGGTTCTGATACATTGCCATGCCAGAACCTGACGCCTAGAGACTGCTGATTGACAATGTGCATCCGCTGTGAGCGGTTTTTATTAAGTTCTCTCTGTGGGTCTTTCAAGTCTCTGACCACTCCGGCCGGTTCCAATCCGTCATCTTCATCGGTTCCCCATCCACTTTTATAGCAGTACTGTACTACAAGCGGAAAGTGTCCATGTTTATATGGGCTGTCACCTTCTTCAAGAAGAAGCCCACCGCAGAAGGTCGCATATCTGATTTTTTCGTTCATAACCATGGTAGGACCTGCGCCACTGGCTGAAAGTATCGCAAATTCTTCTGGTCTGCTTTCATCAATGATTTCACTGCCTACTGCATATACTGGTTTACTCGAATATTCTCTATACCAGTACTGCACAACCCGTATTTTTTTAAGTTCTCGCGAGTACCACAATGGCTGAGTGTTCAGCGTCTCTAGCTCTGTTTCGTCATATTCATGACTCATTGCCCTTATAGCCTCCGCCTTATCGGGGTATACCTGGCACAGTCTTTCCGGTGTCTGCCACGAGTATCTACCGCAATAGTTAGCATCGGATAGGTCATCTCTTATGCATTCTGGATCTATAAAGACATCAAAAGGGCTGACGTTGTCAATCGTAACCTTGCCATCCATCTTTGACCAATTGTAATCATAAGTAAGCCAGTAATATCCTGCTCCACATGTGACTGCGTCCCTAAAAGCCTGCTTTTTTACTCTCTGATAGTTGGTCTGGTCAAACACATACTTTGTTATCCCTTTGGCTACTCTTGCTACCCTGTCATCTTCTTCACTACGCGGCAAGAAATCCGGCTCTGTTTCATTTTGTGCCGAATACCCACACAGCAGGTTGATGATAGGCCTGATTCGGTTGATTGTTATAGCCGGACGCCCTGCAGTACGCATTTTTTTCAAGTCCGCATCTGTCCACTGTTTACCATCAACAAATTCATAATCCTGTTTAGCATACTCACGCCATTTTGACGTGAGCAACAAGGCTCTTTTTACATTTTCTTTTGCCGTTGATAAATCAAAACTCACTTTATCACCCCGCTTACTCTACCATTTCAGAGCCATATATCATTTCATACATCTGTTCAAGCTGGCTCACTGGCATCTGGCTAACGAACTGCGCCAGTTCTTCATCAGACATCTTGCCAGGAATAAAAATTCCGTTTTCTATACGGTTACCCAGTACACTTTTTAGCACTCGATACGCATAGTCTCGCAAACCTCGTTCGCTGATATAGTCCATTTAAATACTCCATGCAGTTACTTCATCATCTATATTATCCACCGCTTTATATCCATCCATAGGCCGTTTAATAGTATGCTCTGCCCTTAGCGGCCTAGACATCAGAAAATATCGAAGGCTGTCGTATGCGTGGTCTTCCTGTGATGTGTCTACGTCTTCAACATGATTCTTATCATAGGTAAGCGCCGGCAGTGTCCTGATTAAATGCGTACAAGATGAAAAAACTTTAAGCTTGTGCTCTTTTAACCTCATATGCACCTGCATAAGCCCTGCCATCCGGTCATTATCCGCTCTATCCCATGGCACGCCTTCCACCTCGAAAATTTCTGCAATGGTTGGTCCATCGTGGCCAGTCCGCTGCCAGATTGACGGGTCTGCAACGCCTGGAATGCTGCCAAGGTGCGATATCTTACGTGCCACATCCCGGGCTGTTTCCTGCGTGCCAGTATTGACTGTGCCTGGCTTAGTGCCATACCACTCGCCTATGACATATACTGTATCGTCATAGTCAACCGCATATTCATACACCGCATAAGGCTTTGTATAACCCCAGTCCATTGACCGATATCGTGGCCAGTCCTGCGGGACAGTGAACGGCTCGCATACATGTATATCTTTACGCCATTCTTCAAATACCTGCCCTTCGAAAATATCCCAGTCGCCATCCTTATACGCCTTTCTCAGCTTATCCGGTAGCGTGTCCAAGCTATCTACATAGCTAGAAGGTAAATGCGGATTATCCGTTACTTTCGCTTGCACAAAAGCAACTTCATTTGCTTCTTTCTGCATCTCCGGCGTAAAAGTACGATCTATAAAAAAGCTCTTTACCCATCCATGGCCTTTTCCGCCTGGATTTGTCCCAGCGATAAATTTTGTATCTTTGATACCAACCCATCTGAGACGCATTCGCAAAAAATCGAATACACTTTTATCGTTAAGTGTCAGCTCATCTATGGCGATAACCGCAAACTCCGACGATAAGTACTTAGCCGGGTTATCGAGGTTTCGGAAGCATATCACACCGCCGCCAAGCTCATCGGTTAGCGTAAATTCGCAGGTGCTTTCCTTATACGTACCAAGCCATTCAGGGAATTCCATTCGTATCTTGCTTATCTGTCTATCCTTTAAAGCCGGATACGACTCACAGAAAAGGCCTACACGTATACCCTTCTGATGTGTCCGTTTATACATCCTGAGCAACAGATATACCAGCTCCCACCGTAGGATATAAGACTTTCCCCCGCCTGCGGCTCCGCCGTAAAGCGTATATCGATGATTATTTACTGTGTGCATAAACTCTTTTTGCTTTTCAGTCGGCTTAATCACATCTCTTATTAAGTCCACTTGCCTGCTATATATCATCGTCTACTACCAGACCTACACCTAGCGCACCGCTTAGCTCAGCCTTTTCTACTGGCTTGTATCCTGCACGGTCCAACAAGTCTCTAGCTATAATCGTACGGTCTTTAGTGCTAGTTTCTGGGTTAAGCATAGCCTGCGCCAACACATCAATAGCCAGCTTAGCGATAAAGCTAAATCGCTTCTGTATATAATCACGTAATTCTGCCTGGCGCTCGTTAATTTTTTTTACCACTTTAGGATTCTTTAGAAGCTGAGAAGCCTGAGAACACGCAGATTTTTCGCTATATCCGGCAGCAATAGCAATATCTGTAGTTGTCTTATACTTACCACTACAGTAAGCTTCTACAAACTTTTCTTGCATCGCGGTTAACCC